ATATAGTGTAATCGTAGCATATCCCACAACCAGTGGGGAGGAGTGGTTCGATTCCACGCTTCCGCTCAAAGTAGTAATATTAAAAAGTATTATTGCTAACAAATTTAGAAGGATGCACCTCAAAGGGTTTATAAATCCAGGCAGCAATAATTTATATATCGGCGTATTGCTTGGTAATACGTTATTTGGAGTATTGGGATTTAGTAATGCAACATATGGCGAATATGACATATTAATGAAAGCAGACACGACCCCCGGAGACTTTATTAAATCTACAGACTTATTATTATTTGTGTTAAGAACCACAGAAGTCAAAAACATATTAGAGAAAAAATTTAACAGAACAATAGATACGATCTATACAATGGCGTTTTCAAAACATCCAGTAATATCAAGATACAGAAAACATGGTAAATTAATAGTAAAGAGAGAAAAATATATTAATGAAAAAATTGCAACAGAAGTAGAAAGAAGAGAATGTTATAATAAGTTAAAATGTAAAATAAGATCAGGGGAAATAAAAAAGCAAGTGTGTGCAATTTGTGGAAAACAAGAGACAGAGGCTCATCATTCAGATTACAAGAAACCGTTTGAAATAACATGGTTGTGTGTTAAGCATCATAATGAAGCAGATAAAAAGGACGAAACTAGTTATAGAAAAATTGGTTATGAATTAGGTTATCTGTTTACAGCAGGATCAATTATTTCACTAAAAGAAGCGAAAGCTCAATTTATGCAAAAAGTATGGAAAACAAAATAGCTTATATCTTTGCTGAAACGGCAATAAGTGAAATCGAAGAAGCGGAAATAAACCCGCAGCAAATGAAACAATCTGAATACAATAGATTGGTGAAATCCATTAGAAAAGACAAAGCGCTGACGTCAACAGTTTTGTTAATGAAGCAGAACGGCACAGATAAATTTAGGTGTATTAGTGGACATCATAGAATCAAGGCGGCAAGATCAGCAGGGTTACAAAGAGTCCCGGCTATGATTATTGATGAGGTCGATAAAAGCACACGCACAAGATTACAATTAACACATAATGATATACATGGCGAGCCAGATATGAATATAGCGGAATTGTTATTAAGTGATATTCAATGGCAGGATTTGGAATTAATAGGTGAATATGAAGGGAAACAAGAAACTCAAACACAGTGGGAAAACGCTATTGATGAAGTAAGTTATCAATATGTAAACATTTGCTTAATGCCAGAATCAGCAGGAGCATTAAAAACATTGATAGCAGTTACAGATGAAAATGAAGTGGAAAATCTTTTAATAGGCAAAGAAGATTATCAAAGAATGATGGAATTATTAACGCAAGCACACAGGAAAGGTTATAAAACACCAGGACAAGCATTCAGGGCTTTTTTAGATGTTATAGAAAAGTACGGTATAGAAAAGAAATAAACCACATTCCATAGTTCAATTATTGAGTAGCCCTTGCAGCGATGCACGGGCTTTTTTTATCATTGTTAATAACTTTTTATTGACTTTTCAATCAGCATCACCTACTTTTGTCAACTTAACATAATAAATGTTATGTTAACATGAAGTACAAGCCGGAAATAGTTAACGTCCTGCTGGAATCATTGCGAAATGGAAACGGCAGGTTTGCCTCGTGTGCCAAAGCGGGGATAGGGTATCAAACACTTTTAGACTGGCTGGCAGATGAACGAAAATCGGAGTTTTCGGAAAGTGTTAAAAAGGCAGAACAGGACGGCATAAAATTCGACGAGGAGAATTACAGGGGTGTAATAAAGAAGGCAGCCGTCGGAGGCACATGGCAGGCAGCGGCATGGATGCTCGAACGCAAACACGGATACAGCGCAAAGATCAACCAAGAACATTCAGGACAGGTTAACATCAAAGTTGACCCGTTTGAACAGATCAGAAAAAACGCAGGCATAGATGAAACCGACTGACAAACAACAAGCCGCCCTCAGGTATCTGACTGATCACATCACGGATTATGTCGGTTATGGTGGCAGCGCTGGCGGCGGCAAGTCGGTTCTGGGATGTTATTGGTTGATGCAACTGGGATTCTATGCTCCGGAGACAAAATATTTCATAGGGCGCGACAGCCTCAAGGACACAAAAGCATCTGTGTTATACACGTGGTCGGACATTGCTAAAAGGGTAGGATTCCGGGCTTATCGGTTTGTTGATAACGGTATCGAGTTTGACAACGGCTCACAGATTGAGCTGTTAGACTTATCCTGGTACCCAGTAAAGGACCCGCTGTTTGAACGGTTGGGGTCGAAGGAGTACACCGCCGGATGGATTGAGGAGGCGTCGCAGACCCGCTTCGATGCGTTCGAGATACTAAAAACACGTGTAGGCAGGTGGCGTAACGAGGAACATAACATTAAATCAAAGATACTCTGCACGTTCAACCCTAAAAAAAACTGGGTAGACAGTATCTTTTACCGTCCTTTCGCTAACGGCAAAGAGGATCCGCAGACCCGGTTTATCTACGCGCTGCCAACAGACAACCCCTTTCTGCCTGCCGACTACATCAAACGGCTGCATGAACTTAAAGACGATGCAACGCGGCAAAGGCTACTGCATGGTAACTTTGACTATGACGATGACCCGACAGCCCTGCTGGATTACGATCAGATAAGTGCTATATTTAACGAGGTTTACACCCCGACACAGGAATATACGATTGTCGCAGACGTGGCACGCTTCGGTTCGGACA